TTGAACTCACTCTATGGTGCAATGGGCAATCAGTACTTCAGGTATTATGATGACAGAATTGCTGAAGGGATCACGATGACAGGTCAGTTTGTCATCCGAGAGTCTGCGAAGGCACTTGATGATTTCTTGAACAACGTCTGTGGCACTGAGGATAAGATGTACTCGTTTTATTCGGACACTGACTCTTGCTACATCACAATGGATGGCGTTGTACAGAAGTTTCTCAAGAATAAAAGCAAGTCAAACATTATCACTGCCCTTGACAAGATTGGCTCAGATCAAATTGAGCCTACGATTGCTAAGGCAATGGATAGTATTGCTGACTATACAAATGCATTTGCACAAAAGATGGACTTCAAGCGCGAGGTTATTGCTGACAAAGGCATCTGGGTAGCGAAGAAAAGATATGCTCTGAACGTGTACGATAATGAAGGTGTGCGTTATGCTGAACCTAAATTGAAGGTGATGGGCTTAGAGGTCGTTCGGTCATCTACACCTGCTCCTGTTAGAGACAGTCTACGCGAGGCGGTGAAACTTTGTCTCACATCTGAAGAAGGTGTGTTGCAGGATTTCGTAGAGAATACATGGCGAGACTTTCAGAAAATGTCTCCCGAGCAGATTGCTTTCCCTAGAGGATGCAACAACTTAGAGAAATATTCTGATGCTGCTTCTATCTATTCTAAAGGCACTCCGATGCAGGTACGAGGCGCTTTGATGTACAATCATGTATTGAAGCGTGATAATCTGACAATGAAGCATGAGCGCATTCAGGATGGCGAGAAGATTAAGTTTCTGTATCTCAAGGAACCTAATCACCTTGGCGAGAACTGTATTGCATTCAACGCTAAACTACCGCCGGAGTTTGATTTACATAGATATGTGGACTATGAACTAATGTTTCAGAAGGCATTTATCGACCCTATGAATACTATTGCAACGGCAATCAATTGGACCCCACGACCCGTGGCATCACTGGAGGATTTGTTCTCATGACAAATGATGAACGTAGAATTTCGATGATGATTCGCGGCAACTTAAAAGGACTCGCTCAAATGAATGAAAGTGAAAGATTAATCGCGCTAGTGAGCGCAACAAAACAATGGCACCGAGATAGAAATCTCATCGACGGAGCTACAGACAAAGATCAAGTCTGTAAATTGATCCAAGAGGTAGGTGAACTTAGTGACAATGTATGTAAAGGTAATGATGTTAGAGATGACATCGGTGACTGTATGGTCGTGCTGATTAACATTGCCGAACGGAACAATGTGTCATTGACAGACTGTCTAAGTGTAGCGTATAATGACATCAAAGACCGTAGAGGTAAGATGGTCGATGGTGTTTTCGTAAAAGAAGGAGATTCTTAATGGGTATATTAGATAAATTAAAAAGCAATTCGACAATCAAAGAGTCGAGCATTCTAACACAATCTAAATTTTTCGGCACGAAAGATTTGATTCAAACTGCGGTGCCTGCACTTAATGTTGCATTGAGTGGCAAACTAGATGGCGGGTTAGTACCAGGTCTGACGGTTTTCGCAGGTCCTTCTAAACACTTCAAGACAGCATTTGCCATGCTGCTTGCAAAATCTTATATGGACAAATATGAAGATTCAGTCGTTCTCTTTTACGATTCTGAGTTCGGTGCACCTCAGGCTTACTTCAATAGTTTTGGCATCGACACCGATCGTGTTGTGCATACTCCTATTACCGATATCGAACAGCTAAAGCACGATGTAATGTCGCAGTTGAATGGCTTGGAGCGCGGTGACCGTGTGATTATAATTATTGACTCTGTTGGTAACTTAGCATCTAAGAAAGAGGTTGATGATGCGCTAGAAGGTAAGTCTGTTGCAGATATGACACGCGCAAAGCAAATGAAATCTTTGTTTAGAATGATCACGCCTCACTTGACTATCAAGGACATTCCTGCTGTTGTTATCAATCACACATACAAAGAGATTGGTTTATATCCTAAAGATATTGTATCAGGTGGCACAGGTATCTACTACTCTGCGGATAACATCTTCATCATAGGTAGACAGCAGGAGAAGCAAGGCGCTGATGTAGTAGGCTACAACTTCATCATCAATGTTGAAAAGTCTAGGTTTGTCAGAGAGAAATCAAAGATCCCTGTCGAGGTGAAATTTGATGGTGGTATCAGCAAGTGGTCAGGTTTGTTGGACATGGCGTTAGAGTCAGGTCACGTTGTCAAGCCTAGCAATGGATGGTATCAGATTGCAAGAGACGGCGCTGAAAGCAAGAAGTATAGAACTAAGGAAACTTATAGCAAAGACTTCTGGCTTCCTGTATTGACTGATTCTTCGTTTAGTGCTTGGATTGAGAGGCGATACTTAATCTCAGGTAGTGATATAATGACGGATGAAGTAAGTGCGGACGATATCAATAATGCATACAACATAAATGTGGAGATGGAAAATGAAGGATAGGTTTGATTTAGAACAGCACATCATGGAGTGTTGGAACGTCACCTCTGATGTTGATATGTTGTTAGAGGCTATTCTAGATAGTCCTAGATTTTCTGATATGCCCGCAGAGTATTCAGATCGTATTGCCAACATGCTGTTGGGTGTTAAAGAACTGTATGAAATGCGATTTGAGAGACTGTGGTCTACATTTGAAGATTGCATCACAACAGAGTTTAGTCCTGCAACGGACGCTGTGATGGATGCACACGATACTTTAGTTTCCGGGACTGCAATCATTAAAAGACAGTCGGAAGAGAACATGGAAGCTGCTATTTCACGGTCGAAACTGTATTACGATGAGGGGGGCGATGTTCCACTGATGGAGGCAGATAATGCACTGTGACCGTTGCGGTAATGAAATACTTGCAGATGATCCTGCAATGTGTTTTAATAATGACATTGAAGACGCTCGCACATATTTGTGCGAACCTTGCATTGAACAGATAAAAGAGCAGTGGGCATATGAGAATAGAGACACAGATTTTAGCGAATCTGATTGACAATGAAGAGTATGTTAGGAAAGTCATTCCTTTCATGCGCGACGAATACTTTGGTGAGATGGAGTATCGAAAGATATTCCAGACTATCGCAGAGTATGTAGAGAAATACAATGGCACACCGACAAAAGGTGCGCTGCTAATTGCCCTGCAAGATAACAAATCGGTGTCTGAAGATATCTATTTGAAATGTGAGTCTACAATCAATGGACTTCAAGTTGATCGTGAAGCTGACATGGCTTGGCTCTTGGATCAGAGTGAAAAGTTTTGTAAAGACAAAGCGATCTACAATGCTATCATGGACAGCATTCAAATTATCGATGGTACAAACAAAGAGATGGGTCCTGATGCATTACCTAGCTTGCTTCAACAGGCATTGCAAGTAGGCTTTGACACAAACGTAGGTCATGACTACATTGAAAATGCTGATGATCGATATGATTTCTATCATAGGCTGGAGGAGAAAGTTCCTTTTGACTTAGAGTACTTCAACAAGATCACTGAGGGTGGGTTATCTAATAAGACGTTAAACGTAGCACTTGCAGGCACTGGTGTAGGTAAGTCATTGTTCATGTGTCATATGGCAGCGGCTGCAATCTCGGCAAGCAAGAACGTACTTTACATTACATTAGAAATGGCAGAAGAAAGAATCGCTGAACGTATCGATGCGAACATGATGAACATCCCGATTCAGGATCTCAAAGATATGCCGAAGAAAATGTTCGATGATCGAATCAGTAAGATTAGCGGTAAGATCGATGGGCGTTTAGTGATCAAAGAATACCCTACTGCATCAGCACACGCAGGGCACTTCAAGGCTTTACTTAATGAGTTAAAGATCAAGCGAAATTTCACGCCTGATATAATCTTTATTGACTATCTGAATATCTGCGCGAGTAGTAGGTTCAGAGCGGGTACTGCTGCGAACAGCTATACTATCATCAAATCTATTGCTGAAGAGCTTAGAGGGCTTGCTGTAGAGGCGAATGTGCCTATAGTGACTGCTACACAGACTACACGCAGCGGTTACGCTAATAGTGACGTGGAACTGACAGATACATCTGAATCATTCGGATTGCCTGCTACTGCTGACTTGATGTTCGCTTTGATAAGCACTGAAGAATTGGAGCAGATGAATCAGTTAATGGTCAAGCAATTGAAGAATCGATACAGCGATCCTACGACAAACAAGCGGTTCATGCTAGGCATTGATAGAGGAAAAATGCGACTGTATGACTTAGATGAATCGGTTCAACAGACAATACATGACTCTGGTCAGCCTGATCCAGGTCCTGCTTTTGACAAAGGCGCATTCGGAAGTCGGTTAGGCAATTTTGAAAGTATCAAAGTTTAGCAGTTATAAATACAGTCATGATTAAACTTTATGCATTCATTTTAATATTCGGCTTACTCGGTACCGTCGGCTTCGGCGTGTATCGGGAGTACAATGATATGAAACAACGCATTGAAACTCTACGCGAGAACAATGTGAAGCTGAAGATTGTTGCCGAAGAAAATCAAAAAGCATTAGAGCAAGCGCAGGAATTCGCTGTTGAAATGGGTGAGCGTAATTCTGAATTGCAAGTGAATTTACAAGAAGCTGAAGTATATACTGATAAACTTCGAGGCAAACTACAACGGCATGATCTCTCACTACTCAGTCTGAAGAAGCCTGGGATGATTGAAAAGCGAGTCAACAACGCTACAAAGAAGGTATGGGATGACATTGAAACTATCAGCGGCGCTGTTTCTACTACTACCAGTAATTAGCGGCTGCTCACTTCTAAATAGACAACCACCTGAACCAGAGGTTGTCATCCAGACTAAGTTTGTCGAGAACAAGATTCCTCTACAAGTTTCCCCTAAGCCAGTAGATCTTAATCACCCACAAATCTATGTGGTGACTGAAGAAAACTGGGACGAATTCCTAAAAACATATAAGAAAGATAACGGACAAGAGTGGGTGTTCTACGCCTTCAGTGTAAGATCGTATGAAACTCTGGCTCTGAATATTGCCGAGATCCGACGATATATGGAACAGCAAAAATCGATCATAGCATACTACGAAGGTGCAATTGAACGCAAACCAAAAGAAACTGAAACAATAGAGGAGAAGCAATAATGGAATTCATCGTCGATCAATTAGTAACATGGTGGCAATTCACCATCGCAGGAGTCCTGATTTTAACGGGCTGGGTTATCAACTTATTTGGTGTTGACCAAGAAGAAGATATTGTAGGGTTATCATTTAAAGAAATGCCTAGTATGAAACCTGTCACAATTGAGACAGCAGGTAAAGGATTCTGGGGTGCGATTAAGCTATGGCTTCTTGGTACTCGCAAGTGGGAAATTGCTAAAGACTGGAACTTCTCAGTCAACGGTGAAAACTATGTAGTGCCTAAGGGCTTCGTATTCGACGGTGCTTCTGTTCCCAAGTTTCTAGCATCTTGGTTGTCACCCACAGGCGTGTTGCTCATAGGCGGCTTAGTGCATGACTATGTTTACAAATACACCGTGCTTCTGAAGAAAGGTAAGAAAGAAACTTCTGCGCCAATGACACAGAAAGAGGCTGACGCGCTGTTCCGTGACATCGGTATTGAACAGAATGGATTTCACTTCCTGAACAATCTTGCATATTGGGCACTGCGAATCGGCGGCTTCGCTGCATGGAACGGACATCGAAAGGTAAATGCTCAAATTTTATAAATAGTTAAACTATTTTAGGAGAGTAGCATGTCAGAAGAAACACAAGTCACAGTAGATAAAGCAGTCGCCGATAAGATTGATGTTAATGGCGACGGTCATATTTCTGCTGAAGAGTACGCACTAGATTTAGACGCTAAAAGAAAGCGACTAGATGACGAAGATGCACAACGCGATGCAATGCGTAAGATGACTTGGTTCGCTCTATTTGGCATGCTACTCTACCCATTCGGCATCTTCTGCAC